TTCATAGTAATCGTAATTTTCTCCACAACTAATATCTATTGTACACAATAATTCACTATTTATTCTTAATATTGCATTCACAATATTATAATTATCTATTATTGTTAAATCATTATTTTTATCATTTTGTTTTTTGATGGCATAAGAAAAGACTTGATCAATTTTAGAATCAGTTATATATCTGATTATATCTATATATTGTAATAAATAATCATAACATATATTTATATTATCATTTATTATCTTATTACTATCAAAAACAGATATTTTAACCATTTGTAATATTCCAACTTTATAATAATGATCTTTCAGTCTATTTACTATCTCATTAAATCTTTTATGAAATCCTATATACAATAATGAATTGTATTCTTTTGATAAACTATAATAATAATTTATCATCTCCATTGAACCACAGGCACGATTATCAATAAATATATCTTTTCCTGCTTTTATAATAGATATTATATATCCTTCGTTTAACAATGAATACTCGGTAATTATAAATATATCAACTTTTTTATCTTTTAATGGTTTTACAATATCAATTGTTGGTATACAATCGCATTCTTTACCAACATTTTCAATTAAATTAAGATTAGTATCAACGCAATATAAAATATTTATTTTATCAATTTTATTAATGCATTCGAAATAAATTTTACCAATATTTGTAAATCCAATCAAACAAATATTAACATATTTCTTATTTTTATATTTATTTTTATATTTATTTTTATGAAATACTGATGTTAATTTATTCATCTATATTTATACTTTATATTTTTATATTCTGGTTGCTCTATTCTATGATTGTCTTTTTTGATATTATGATTTTGAACACTGTGGTTAGGTTTATAAAACACAATGTTATTAAAATAATCCATTTTTTTCATCATATTTGCTTCTATTTTCGCTTGTTCATCATTTTTCTCTTTTATTTGAAAAGGTTTTTTAGGTTTAGTTTCCGTTTTTATATTAATTTCAGGTTTATTATTTATAGCTTTTTTATTAATTTGTTTGTAACTATTATTATTATTATTATCTGAATCATCTTTAATGTGTTTTATCTCATACATTTTCTTCAATTTATATAACTGATTAATATTACAACAAGCCTGTATTCTATACTCATATTTATATATTAACGGTATTTTCCAATTAATATTATTTTTTAATAATAATAAAGAATGATATAATATATATTGTTTTTTATTACGAGTTGCAGTAGAATATTTCCATTTATAAATATTATATAATGCATTAATTTCATTAATTAAAATATCAGAATGTTTTGAATTTAATAAAATTATATACCAAACTGACCAAACCCAATCACATTGATATTTTTTATTAATATCTTTTATTTCAATTTCAGGACAAATAAAAGTCATCCCATTCTTTTTTTTAGATTTTTCTAATTTATCTAACCAAATACACCAAAATATTAATTCCTCTATTTTACCATTTTTTATTTGATTACCTATTTCATTGATACCTATTTTAAACTCTTTATCCATATTATTTTTATCTGGAAATATATCATTGATTATACTTTGATCAAGAAATTTTATTTTTTTTGAATAATTGTTATAAATCAGATCTTTATTATTAAATTTAGGTAATTTATCAAATATTTGTGATTTATCTGAACATATTAAAATAGTTATTACATCTGCAAATAAATTTCTAATTTCTTGATTATTTCTACTTTCATATTCATAAGATTTATTAATTTTTTTTATAATTTTTTCATATTTAATATATTTTAACCATGTCCATGAAATTAAATTAGGATTTTTTATATTTATATTTTTTGATATCGCACAAAATATAACTTCCCATATATTATTCATTTTACCAGATATATGTAATTCTATTAACCAATTACATGCCTCTTCCAAATTACCTCTAATAATAGAATCATCAAATTTTTTTATAACATCTATATTTTTATACTTACTAAATGTAGCAATTGAAAAATCTTTCATATTACGATTATCTATAATTGAAAATTCTTTCGGAACATTCATCTTACATTATTATTAGATATTTTTACAATTTTTTTTCCTTACTGAAATTTATTAGATATATATCCACCTATTCCTATCATTATTGCCGTATGATGACATGCGTGTAATACTTTCATCGTATATCCTCTCATAAAACTATGATATCCATGATTTTTAATTTGTTCTAATAAAACTTGATATGATGAACTATTGATATTTGCTTGTTGTGTTTTTGATATTAAGACATCTAATGGTACAGTAAAACCAGATAATAATCCTCCAAAACAACCAGTTAATAATCTTTCTTGTAAAGACATTTGATTTATTTCTTTACCTAAATAATTACTCATTAATCCAATACCATAAAACCTGACACTCCAATCGGATCCTCTTCTTACCATCATAGGTGTTAATCCATTAAATAAAGTTTTATATCCATATGTATTAACATAATTTCTCAATAGATGATATGTATTCATACCGGGATAACGTGTTTGAGTAATAGCTATAGTTTTTAATCTTTGTGTAGGAGTTAGCATCAATCCTTGTGACATTCCACCTAATAATCCAGAGATAGCGAGTCTTTTTTTATTATTTCCAATATTATATTTTTTAAGTAAATATTCTGATTCACTTTGAACAAATAAAACTGGAACACCTTTAATACATTGCGACATACCCCAAGGATAGAATCCAAGATGGAAGGATTTAAAGCGATAATTATTCCACAAGTTATTAATAATTTGTGGATATGATTTATTTGATGTTTGTTTATGAATTTTTATAGTTTCAAAATAATTACCAAATAATGACATTTCTAATAAGACCATTGCGGGACCAATCACTAATTTTTCTTTAGGTATACGGTGTCGGTCCATATATAATATATATTGTGATTTATTTTATAACAAATAATAATAAAATTTTATAAAAAAATGATATATTTTATATTTATATAAATATATAAAAATATCAAAAAATATGTACAATACATTATACTATTTAATTAAATACTTACAATATGATGAAAATAATTACACAGGATGTTCTTATAATAAATACACTGAGAGTAATATAAAATCTCAATTGATTATGATTACATTAGAGAAAGAAGATATATTTAATTATTTTGGTAAAACTGAAATACCAAATAATTATATTATTAAAGAATATTCTGTTAGTAAATATAAAAATTTTTATAAATATTCAGAATTATACATTATTTTTTATAATAATTTTAATAATTTATTATGCGCAGATGGAGATATTAATATTGATGATATTATTTTTGATTATCATAAAATGTCTAATTATTTACAAGATCGCCATTTTTTTACATCATTAAAATGTAATATAAATAAAAGCGAAAAAATATTATATGGATATTATACAACTCGTATAAATATAAATATTTTACACTCTATTTACAATATTGAAAATTATATATTTTCAGAATTAGATAATTGTCCAAGAGTAATGTTTCTTACAATTAATAATAATAAAATTCCATTTCCTGAAGAAAATCATGAAAATTTTGAAAATAGAATATTAATGTATAATGAATATAATCATCAAATAAAATTAATTAAAGAAGAAAATGAAAGAATTAAATTAGAAAATGAAAAAATAAATATAGAATTACGAGAAGAAAATCAAAGAAGAATAGAAAGAGCAAATAAATTTTTAGAATTATCAACCGAAAAACAAGAAGAGATTCTTAATTTATATCATTAAATTTTCTCTGTATATATTATATTATCTAATGAGTAATATTTCTATTGGTGGTCAACAATACAATTGTAAATATTTAAATAAATGTATTAAACCATGTCGTATTAATCATAATATTAAAAAACAAATTAATCCCGCTTTAGTTAGATCTTGTGAAGCACAAGAAAAACAAGAATTATATAGTAAAATAAATAATTTAGAACGTAGAACAAACAATTTAGAAAATAGATTGGAAATATTATTAAAAGAAATGTTACCAGAAATTTTAAATAACCGCAAATGTTTACAACCAAGTAACAGAAAATTATTACAAAAAAGTAAAGCCGCTATGGATTATATGAACATGTGTTCACGGGTTTCTGTTTTATTCAAAAGAGTAGATCAAATGGCTGAAGTTACTGATACTGTCATGGAAATTAATGATATTAAAGTCAATTTTAGATTTCAACCAGGTGTCAAAAGATATAATTTATGTCGTAATATAAATATATTAACACAAAGATTAGACTATATGAAAGAAATAATAGAATATTTTGAAAGTATAGACGATCACACAAATTCAAGTAATACAACAGGTGATGGAAGTAATACAACAGGTGATGGAAGTAATACAACAAATAGTGGAAGTAATACAACAAATAGTGGAAGTAATACAACAGGTGATGGAAGTAATACAACAGGTGATGGAAGTAATACAACAAATGGTGGAAGTAATACAACAAATGGTGGAAGTAATACAACAAATGGTGGAAGTAATACAACAAATAGTGGAAGTAATACAACAAATGGTGGAAGTAATACAACAAATGGTGGAAGTAATACAACAAATGGTGGAAGTAATCCATAAAATTATATAAAGAATTTTTACAACCAATATATATAAATGATATATATTGGTTCTGATCATCGAGGTGTTGATCTCAAAAATAAAATTTCTTCTCATCTATTCTCCCTACAACTTAAAGTAGAATTAGTAGGAAGTATTGATAATAGTCGTCCATCTGATTATTCTGATGTTGCACATGAATTGATTGGTAGAATGGAGGAAGGAGATGTAGGTATTTTGATATGTCATACAGCGAATGGTATGTCAATGACGGCAAATAAGTATTCAAATATCCGCGCGGCTATATGTTGGGGTCCTGAGATAGCAGTGTTAGCAAGACAACACAATGATGCGAATATTCTGTGTATACCGGCTGGATATATAGAAAATGATATGAAAGTTTATGAGATGGTTGATAATTTTCTACATACGGAATTTGAGGGCGGTAGACATTTAACCAGAGTAAATAAAATAAAATAAAATATAATATTATAGCGGGTATGTATAAAAAAGATAGATATGATTTTTTACAAAATGGTAGTAGGAGTGAAATTGAAAAATATTTTAATTTACTTTATAAATTATCAACAAAAAATATTAAATATAAAAATATGTTACATATGGATATGAATTTTGTTAAACAATACGGGGGATTTTCTCCTAGAAATCCTGGTGTAAATAGAAAAAAAAAAAAAATAATAATACCCAAAGAAAAAACATACAATAATAAAAATAAATTAAATTATATAAAAATTAAAAAATTTTTTTAT